GTTCGAATCCCGTAGGGAATACCAAAATGCATAGTATCGCTTTATGCTATGGTGGGTAAGTGCCTCTCGACTCTGATAAGATGCCTCTCAGACCACAACTAGAGTTGTTATTGCGCAATAACAACATAAGCAGAAATTATTGCCCATGTATCCCAATCGGTAGAGGAGTTGGTCTTAGAAACCAATTGTTGTAAGTTCGAATCTTACCATGGGTACCAAACGAACCGTCTAATCAACGGATACTCTGACCCAGAGGATAAGAAGTGCAGTGATATGCACGGGTGGTATGCTTTGAACCAAAAGCACGTTGGCAATACGAGAATTCTGTTCCGCCAGAACCTGCAAGTTGAGAACCATGAAGTACAAGTGGCAACCGCTGTGATAGACGGGAATAAGAAAGCACTTTATTTTGCGGAATTCGTTTAATGGTAAGACCTTTGCCTTCCAAGCAGATGATATCAGTTCGATTCCTTCTAAGGGTACCAAACATAGACCTATTTGGTGTGGTCGTGACGGAATGGTAGACGTCCCTGATTGTGATTCAGGATTTTGTGGGTTCAAGTCCCACCGATCACCCCAAATAGGTTTATAAAGAATTAGGAAGTGTGGCAGAGCATGGCTTATTGCACTGGTCTTGAAAACCAGCGACCCAGAGATGGGTCCGTGAGTTCGAATCTCACCGCTTCCGCCAAATTAAACATGTATAATAGTATGGATAAAACTAAAGAAGATATTGAACAATTATTAAAAAATGCGATTAATTCCCTTAAACACCAGGGAATTATTGATGCTGATATTGATTGTCCTATTGTTGTTTCTCGTTCTAAAAATTCTGAATTCGGTGATTATAGTTGCAATATTGCTTTATTGGTTTCGCATAATGTGTAATTATAAAGCGTATCATTTAAATAAATTTAAAAGTTGGATGGGTTAGTCTTTTGGAGAGTTGCCAGAACGGTTAATGGAGCGGTTTGCTAAACCGTCATCGAGAAATCGATGTATTGGTTCGAGTCCAATACTCTCCGCCAAAATTTAGAAATACATTAAGCATTTGGTGGCGATGCGTTCGATAAGGAAGTCGATAGTAAATCGGTTCGAATCCGATAATGTATTTCTAATTGTTATTGAGAGTATGGTGTTAATGGTAGCATTACAGTCTTCCAAACTGAAGGTAGGGGTTCGAATCCCCTTACTCTCTCCAAATTATTGCCCTCTTAGCTCAGTTGATTAGAGCAACCGACTCATAATCGGAAGGTCGTAGGTTTGAGTCCTACAGGGGGCACCAAAAAATATTTGACTTTTTAGTCAACATATAGTACAATATATAATGTGTATGATTTTTTAACATGAGGTGATAATAAAGTATGAAAATTTCTCCAGAAACAACTGCGATCTTAAAAAACTTTTCGCATATCAATAGTGGCATCTACTTTAAAAGTGGTAATGTTATTTCGACTATGAGTCCTCAGAAAAACATCTTAGCTGATGCTACTATATCTGAAGATATTCCACAAGACTTTGGTATTTATGATTTAAACAATTTTTTATCTGTTACTTCTTTATTCAAAGAAGGTTCTGAGTTAGAATTTGATGATAAACATGTGATTATTAAGGGTATGGGTGGTCGTTCAAAAATTAAATATCGTATTACAGATCCTAGCATGATTGTTATTGCTCCAGAAAAGCGTCCAACGCTACCTACTGTTGATGTGAAATTTACATTTTCTCAGGATGATTTTGCTTGGATGATTAAAACTGCTAGTGTATTGGGTGCACCTAATATTGCTGTGGAATCTGATGGTACAACTGTAAGCCTAATTACATTTGATGAATCTAATGATTCTAGTCATACAAATTCACTGGAAATGAGTGATGTTAATCCTGATGGTAAAGTTTTTAAATTAGTTTTTAAAACTGAAAATTTAAAAGTTATTCCTGATACGTATGATGTTGAGATTTGTAGTAAAGGTATTTCTACTTGGATTTCAACAACTAATCCATTGAAATATTGGGTTACACTAGAAACTACAAGTAAATTTGGAGGTTAATAATGACACAAACTATTGAAACTGTATTTGGCACTCTTGATGATGATCAGTTGAAAGCATTGAGAGATGGTGTGAAAGAGATTTCTGTTCATATGTCCAAAATGGATAGAGAACGCGAAGGTATTAAAGATATTGTTGCTAGTTTGAAAGATGAATTGAAAATTCCAAAGAAAATTATCAATAGAATTGCTAAAACATATCATAAACAGAATTTCGCTGAAGTCAATGTTGAAGATAATGAATTTGCAACTCTTTATACAACAGTTGTGAGTTCTAATTAAATTTATTGATTTATATTAGGGGTGACTTCGGTCACCCTTTTTTATGTTTAAAATGTGAGATTATATTATGCGTGAACAGATGTTGTGGTGTGAAAAATATCGTCCTGAGAAAATTTCTGATTGTGTTCTTCCTGAATCAATCAAATCAACTTTTCAAGAATTTGCTAATCAAGGTAAAATTCCTAATCTATTAATCGCTGGTTCAGCAGGTGTTGGTAAAACAACTATTGCGAAAGCGTTGTGTAAAGAAGTTGGTTGTGACTACATAGTAATTAATGGATCTGATGAGAATGGTATTGATGTTCTTCGCGGTAAAATTAAAAATTATGCATCATCAGTTTCTTTGTCTGGTGGTCGTAAAGTAATTATTATTGATGAGGCTGATTATTTAAATTCTAATTCATTACAACCAGCACTTCGTAATGCTATTGAAGAATTTTCAATTAACTGTTCGTTTATTTTTACATGTAACTATAAAAATCGTATTATCGAACCATTGCATTCAAGATGTTCTGTAGTTGATGTGAAAATTGTAAAAGAAGATAAACAAAAATTAATGACTCAGTTTTTTAAACGAGTCTGTTGGATTCTAGATCAAGAACAAATTGAATATAATAAAGAAGTTGTAGCTCAGATTATTGCAAAATATTATCCAGATAACCGTAGAGTTTTAAATGAACTTCAGCGATATTCTATCAGTGGTGTTATTGATGCTGGTATATTAGCACAAGTTTCTGATGTTAATATTACACCTCTAGTAAAAGCATTAAAAGAAAAATCGTTTGTTGATGTTAGGAAATGGGTTGTTGATAATTTAGATAACGATAGTCACACGATTTATCGTAAAGTTTATGATAATATGTATGATATTCTTAAACCAAATTCAATTCCTCAGTTAGTTTTATTGATTGGTAAATATCAATATCAAACAGCTTTTGTTGTTGATCATGAAATTAATTTAATGGCATTCTTTACTGAATGTATGGTTGATTTGGAGTTCAAGTGATGGATTTGTTTAAAGATATTATTCCATCTATTCTCCAAACTAAACAATATATTTTAACTCCTGAAAATGAGAAAGAATATGAACCATACATAACCAACAGAGCATTATCTCAGCATAATGATATTATTCTGTATGTTAATGAGATGAATTTGTATTCGCATTTAGATAAAAAAATGCAGTATGATTTTTTTATAAATACAGTATTAGCTAAAAAACGACCTTATCAGAAATGGTATAAAACCACTGAAAGTTCAGATATTGTAGCTATTAAAGAATATTTTGGATTTTCATCTGAGAAAGCTAAATATGTATTACGAATACTTTCTAGTGACCAAATAAATAAAATAAAGGAAGTTATAGATAAAACTGGAGTTGTAAAATGAATGATATTTTTAATGGATACGGTGTTGAAGTATATATTGATGAAAACGATTTTTTAAAGATTAAAGAAACGTTATCGCGTATTGGTGTTTTATCTAAACGAGATAAAACATTATTTCAATCTGCACATATTCTCCATAAGCAGGGTAGATATGTTATTATCCATTTTAAAGAATTGTTCGGGTTAGATAATAAATCTCATGATATTAGTGATAATGATATTGCTAGACGTAATACGATAGTTCGATTATTGGAAGATTGGGATTTATTAGAAATTGTGGATCCGGAAAGTTGTAGTTCGCCTATTGTACCAATTAATGAAATTAAAATTCTTCCATATAAAGAAAAAAATGAATATAATTTGGTAAGTAAATATAATATTGGTAAAGTTAAAAAATAATTAGGAATTTTATATTATGCCGTGTCAAAATGAATTAAACAGTCAATTAAAAGGATTGCAAGCTAGAATTACACAAGCAGAAAAAGACATTAATGCTCATTACGCTGGTATTAGTCAATTAGTTTTGTCGTTATCGTCCAATCCTTTCACTTCTGCTAGTGTTGCGGCTAGTGCTGTGATTTATAATTTGAATCCTATTGGAATGAAGATTTTGCGTCAATTACTTGAAGCTTTGATTCCTAAAGAGTTGCAGAAATTAATGCAAATGATAACGATGTTGTCTGCTGCAAATATTGATGATTTAGCTGAAGGTATTGCAGATTCTATGATGGCTCAAGTTGTTGCAAGTTTAAATGCTGCGATTGATGCATTGGGTGGAACTTTACTATCGGAGATTAATGCTGTTTCTGATGAGTTATCTATGTTAGTTCCTAATATTGAAAATTCTATAGCATCTGTTGCAGGTGGATTAAATGCTCAGATTAATTCGAATTTGATTCCACATCAAGAATCTATAATGAATCAGGCCTATACAGCTTGGTATAACGCATCAATAGCTCCAATTGGTGAATTTACTCAAGATCAAATTACAGCTTTACGAATTGAATATTTAAAAGCTAAACAACTATTAAATTATATGAATGCAGGAATTTCTAATGCATTTATGGATATTGGTTCATTGATATCTGGTCCAGCCGGTGCTATTAGAGATGTTAATGCTATGTTAGCTCAAGTTAATAGTGTGTTGGGATTTATTCTTCAACAAAATGATATTTCAACATGTAAATCAGTTGCGATGAGAATCGGACCATAAAGAATTTGTAGAGTGTTTCTACAAATGACCTGCTTCGGAGGTCTTTAAACATCTTGCTTATTATAAGGAGAAAACTATGACAAAACAATTGGATCAATTTAGATCAATTCATGACCCTGCTTTTATTGGATTTGACGATCTTTTTCGTAAAATCAGAGAATTAGAAAAACCTCAAACTGGATTTCCTCCATACGATATTATTAAAAAATCTGAAGAGGAATTTGTAATTAAATTAGCTGTTGCTGGTTATTCAAAAAAACAAATTTCAGTTACTCTGGATTCTGGTAAATTAAATATTACTGGTTCTCATAATGTATCAGAATTAAATGTACAATATATCTATAAAGGTATTGCAGAAAGGGATTTCAAGCGAACATTCACATTAGCAGATACTGTTGAAGTGAATAACGTTGCATTACAAGATGGTATGTTATATGTTTATCTGAAAAATATTATTCCAGAAACTAAAAAACCCAAATCTTTCAATATTGATTGATTCTACTATAAAAATGACACCCTAGGGTGTCATTTTTTTTCGCTTGACAAAAAAAGTCTTGTATGTTATAATAATCACGTACTTTATTGTATTGGAGATTTTATTATGTCTTATTCTCGATGGTCGAATTCAAATTGGTATGCTTTTTATAATTGTATTGGAGATCTTTTAGATAAAGATGATCAAGTTTTGTCGTTGTGGTATGCTGGTGATGAAACTTTACCTAATTTTACTTATGATTATCTAGTAGATATGGCAGGAAATGAATCGATTCTAGCTTCACATTATAATTGTGAAATACCTGCTACAGATTTAGCTGAAGCTATGGTCTACATTAATGAGTTTATTAGTGATGTAAAGGAGGTATTTGATTGTGATAAAAAGTAAATATATCCATTATTTTATGGATGTTGCTCATAGAACGTCTCAGTTATCGTATGCTAAACGTCTTCAAGTGGGAACTGTTATAGTTAAAGATGATAGAATTATAAGTTGTGGTTATAATGGTCTTCCAGCTGGATGGGAATCAAATGACTGTGAGCGTGAAATTTTTTTATCTGATAGTGAATATTTTGATTTGTTACCATCAGAAAGAAATAGATATGTTCCAGTTAACGATTCTTTTTTCTGGCGCGGATTAAAAACTTATGATGAAGTTATACATTCAGAAGCAAACGCTATTTCCAGATTAGCCAGATCAACTGAATCTGGAATAGATGCTATATTATTCTGTACGCATAGTCCATGTGTACAGTGTTCAAAGATTATATACAGTGCTGGTATAAAAACTGTGTATTATAAAACCGAATATCGATCTAGTGATGGTATTCAATTTTTAAAAAAATGTGGCGTAAATGTCATAAAATATGAGGAAAATATATGACTGATATTAGAATGTTTCGAACAGTGACAGGTGAAGATGTTATTGGTGAATACGTTGCAACATCTGAATTTGGTGATGAGTATATCAATGTAATTCAGTTAGTTGTTGTTCCATCCAGAGAAAATGCAAATCAACAAAATATTGGATTTGCACCTTTTCCGGCTTTTGTTAAACCTAAAACTGATGTTACAATTACATTTCCTATAGATAAAATAGCGTTCTATATTTCATTGGATCCAGAATTTGAAGCGCAATATAAAGAAATCTTTGGTCATATTGTAACACCAACATCTACATTTTTAATTGGTAAGTAAATGTCTGATTTCTACACTAATGTATCTATTCTTGGTAATAATATTTTATATAGAGGTTATGAGAACGGTAAAAGAGTTCAGTATAAATGTGAGTATTCTCCAAAACTTTATGTTAAGTCTAACAAGATCAGTGATTGGAAGAATTTGTTTGATCACTCTGTTGAAGAGATTCAACCGGGAAATATTCAAGAAACCCGAGAATTTATTAAACGGTATGTTGGTGTAGATAATTTTGAAATTTACGGAGATATCGGATATGATGTTCAATTTATATCCGATAAATTTTCTGGTTTAGTTGATTGGAATATGGATGATGTTAATCCATTTGTTCTTGATATAGAAACATCAACTGAATTTGGATTTCCTGATCCAGATCTAGCTATAGAAGAAGTTCTTTTGATTACTATGAAGAACATGAAAACTAAACAGAACACAACTTTCTTATCAAGAAACTATACTGGTGATCCTATAATCGGTTGTGAATTGATTTTGTGTCAAGATGAATATTCACTATTAAATCAATTTGTAGATTTCTGGAAACGATCTGATATTGATATTATTACTGGATGGAATGTTGAAGGTTTTGATATAAAGTATCTAGTTAATCGAATAAAATCAATTTGTGGTGAAGATAGATTAAAAGAGTTGAGTCCGTGGAATCGCGTTAAACAACGTAATACTAAAGATGATTTTGGTAGACCAACCACTTTATATGATATTGTTGGTATTTCAATTATTGATTATAGAGATTTGTATAAGAAGTTTACTTACGGTAAGCAGGAAAATTATAAACTTGAAACTATCGCTCAAGTAGAATTAAATTGTGGTAAATTAGATCATAGCGAATTTGAAACATTTAAAGATTTCTACACTTATGGTTGGGATAAGTTTGTTTTATATAACACTATTGACTGTGATAGAGTTGATGAGCTTGAAAGTAAAATGAAGTTGATCGAACTTTGTTTGACTATGAGTTTTTTAGCTAAAATTAACTTTAATGACGTTTACAGTCAAATTAGAATGTGGGATGCGATTATTTACAATCACTTAAAATCTAAAAAGATTGTAATTCCACCTAGATCTACGAGCAGTAAAAGTGAACAATTTGAGGGTGCATTTGTTCGTGAACCTATTCCTGGCTTCTATAAGTGGGTTTCAGCTTTTGACGCTACTAGTCTATATCCAACTATACTCCAGAGTTGGAACATCTCTCTAGAGACTTTCGTTGGAATGTTTGATAGTAACATTACAACCAAAGGTTTGTTAAATAAAGAATACAAGTTTCCTGAAGAGTACGCTGTAGCAGCTAATGGTGCTATGTATCGGAAAGATAAAGTAGGTATGATACCTGAGTTGATTGATATTTACATGAAAAAACGTAAATATGCTAAATCAATGATGTTGCAGTATGAAAGTGAGTTAGAAAAGTTAAAAGGTAGTTCCACGCTTGATGAAAAGGAAGTAAAAACTGAATATAAGCGATTACAAAATTTAATTTCAAAATATAATAACGAACAGATGGCATTTAAAATTGCTATGAATTCTCTCTATGGTGCTTTGGGTAATGCATTCTTTAGATATTATACATTGGAAAATGCTAGAGCTGTAACTTTATCTGGTCAATATATTATCATTAGTGTTGGTGTATATGTAGATAAAAAATTGAATAGTATGTTTAAAACTCAATATCCTTGGGTAATTTATCAGGATACAGATTCAATTTATTTAACACTTGAACCGATTGTTGATAAATTTTATTCTAATAAAGATGTTAAGGAAATTATTCCTGTACTAAGTAAAATTTGTCGAGAAAAAATTGATCCAATCATTAATGAATGTTGTTATGAACTTCAGCGGTATACAAATGTACATCGGGATTGTATTTCGTTTAAATTAGAAGCGATTAGTTCTAAAGGTTTTTGGACTGGTAAAAAACGTTATGCATTAAACGTTTACGAAAATGAAGGTGTTGTGTATAACGAACCTAAATTAAAAATTATGGGTCTAGAAGTTGTTAAATCTTCAACACCAAAAGTTATTAGAGATAAATTAAAAAAATTAGTTGGGTTAATCTTAAATGGTACTGAATCTGATGTTCAAGATTTCGTTTCCAGCGTTAAATCTGAATTTTATAATTATTCTGTTGATGAAATTTCATTTCCACGTGGTGTAAATGGTATTGAAAAATATAGCGATTCAAAAACATTGTATGCCAGCGGTTGCCCTATCCATACTAAAGGAGCTATTCTATATAATAATAGACTTAAAGAATTAAACCTTCAACATAAGTATGAAAATATTGGAGAAGGTGAGAATATTAAGTTTTGTTATTTGAAAAAACCTAATCCATTAAAAAATGAAGTAATTTCATTTTCAGTTGGATTACCTCCTGAATTTGGGTTGGATAAGTATGTTGATTACGAAAAACAATACGAAAAAACATTTTTAGATCCATTAAATGGTATGTTAGAAGCTGTTGGTTGGTCTCACGAACGAATGAATAGTATTGAAGATTTTTTTAGTTAGTATAAATAAAGTTAAGAGGGGTGGCTCCCCTCTTTAAAATAATCAGCAATTTTAATTTAATAGAAGGAAAATATATGACAGATACAATTTCAAATTGGACTTTATTTGGTGTCCATCTCACTTCAATCGAACTTTATGAATATTATTCGGAAGAGAATGATTGTCATTTTTATAATTCTAGCATTACTATATCATTAGAT